CTGGTGTCTATGTCGGCGGGACTGCCGAGTTTGACCAGTACCTCAACGACGAGGCTTCAGCCGACGAATCGTACGGGTTCAAGAGAGCGGAGGTCTACATCACTTGGGAATGTGGCAACGACCCCGAACTCAAATGGATGAGACTTGACGGTATGCCTGCTGGAGATGACGAGTTCTCCCTTGACGACCACTACGCCTCGGTAGAGTGGGTCAATGAATGTGACGACACGAACTGATTGGATTATCTGATGACTGACTTTCTTATTGGCGCAGTTTTATCTGCCGTTCTTATCTTTGGGTGCGAGTTTCTTATTTGGCGTAGCCACAAGAAGTAGCACCAACACTTGACAGATTAGCCTAATAGCCCTACGCTAAAATAGGCTATGGCAAAAGCACCCACTAAAACAAAGTCAACTCCGACAACAGTCCATGTCATTGATGACAAGCCTCGTCGCAAAGGCGTTCACGCTAAGCGGGGCTCGGCACGGATCAAGAGTTCCAAGAACTACAAGAAGAAGTATCGCGGTCAAGGTCGCCGTCGCTAACTTCATTTAATGGCATACTAGCCACATGGTGTTCTATAACTCTTCTTTCTCTTCTTTCGGAAACTCTTACGGCATAGATGGAATCCGCATTCTTCCTGCCGATAGACAACCATGTCCTGTCTGCGGACACCCAACTGGCGACTGTGCAACCACAGAGAAAGACACGCCAGTGCGAATCATTGGATTTGAGACAGACTTAGAAGGAAAAGAAGTCCCACTTCACTATGTTGAAGAAGAAGTTTGGGAAGAAAAGCAAATAACCCCATACACGAAGGCTCGCGTTCTGCTATACAAGCGTGGGGACAAAATCACGCTGTCAGAAGCGAAGAGATTGGGTCTACTGTAGACACTTTCCGCATTTTCCCCTGAAGTACAATCTTACTTCTATCCAAAATCAACGCAAGGGAAAATCATGGCAAGAATCACAGAAGAGTTCAAGAATAAGTATGAAGCACTTACTCCTCCTTGGGGCTTTAACGGAATGGGAGAGATCGTCTTCCTCCGCACATACAGTCGCAAGAAGGAAAATGGGGACACCGAAACGCTCGCAGACACGCTCCAGCGCATCATCAACGGGGCTATCGACATCGGAGTTGACTACACACAGGAAGAAGCAGAGCGCCTCTTTGACCACATGTTCAACTTGCGTTGCTCATTCTCTGGTCGCTCACTGTGGCAACTCGGTACTCCGCTGACGCAGAAGTTCTCTGGAACAAGCCTCAACAACTGCTACTTCACCAACATTGAATCCATTGAGGACTTTGAACTTCTCTTTGATTACCTCATGCTTGGTGGCGGAGTCGGCTTCTCTGTGGAGCGAGCAAAGATTCACGACCTTCCCAAGGTCAAGAGTGGAGTCTCCATTACTCACGAGCGTTCAAATGACGCAGACATCATCGTTCCAGATAGCCGTCAAGGATGGCGTCGTCTCCTTCATGCCGTGCTGAAGTCATACTTTGAGACTGGCAAGTCGTTCTCCTACTCAACAATCCTCATCCGCGAGTACGGAGCCCCGTTGAAGACCTTCGGCGGAACTGCTTCTGGTCCAGGCGCACTCATTGAGGGTGTTGCTGACATCTCAAAGGTTCTTGAGAACCGAGTTGGCAAGAAGTTGCGCTCCATTGATGTTCTGGACATCTGCAACATCATTGGTCGTATCGTTGTTTCTGGTTCTTCACGCCGTTCAGCACAGATTGCCATTGGTGACCCAGACGATGTTCTCTTCCTTCGTGCGAAGAACTGGTCAACTGGAACTGTTCCTGCTTGGAGAGCAAACTCCAACAACAGCATCTACGCCGACCACTACGACGAAATCATGCCAGAACTCTGGAAGGGTTACGACGGCTCAGGTGAGCCATACGGTCTCGTTAACCGTCGTCTTGCTCGTAAGTTCGGCAGACTCGGGACTGCGAAGCAGGACAGCACCATTGAGGGCTACAACCCATGCGCAGAAATCGCACTTGGTGATGGTGAGTCATGCAACCTCTCAACGATCTTCTTGCCGAATGTTGAATCGCTTGAGCAACTCACCGACATCTCGTACTTGCTGTACAAGACTCAGAAGCGAATCACTCGCATGAACTACCCATACGAGAAGACAACGAAGATTGTTCAGAAGAATGCTCGTCTTGGTCAGTCAATCACCGGAATCCTCCAGTGTCCTGCCGAGAAGATTGCTTGGCTTGATCCTGCATACTTGGCACTAGAAGCACTTGATGCTGTGTACTCAAAGGACAATGGTTTCCCCACATCGGTCAGACTCACAACAGTTCAGCCATCTGGGACTCTTTCCTTGCTTCCAGGTGTAACTCCAGGCATCCACCCTGCCTTTGCCCAGTATTACATCCGTCGTGTTCGCTTTGGATCATCCGATCCGTTGGTGGAGGCGTGTCGCAAGCGGGGCTATAAGGTTCAGTACGATGTCGGCATTGACGGCAGAGAAGATCACACACGCTTTGTCGTTGAGTTCCCATGCGAGTCGCCTGAGGGTTCTGTTCTCGCCAAGGACATGACTGCGGTTGCTCAGTTGGAGTGGGTCAAGAAGATGCAGACCGAGTGGGCAGACAATGCTGTCTCCGTAACGGTTTACTACCGCAAGGAAGAACTTTCAGAAATCAAGGAATGGCTGTCAAAGAACTACGACGATGCCGTGAAGTCTGTTTCGTTCCTTCTCCACACAGACCACAACTTCCCACTTCCTCCTTACGAGGAAATCAGCAAGGAAGCATACGAGAAGATGCTGGGCAAGATTGACTTCTCCATCCCGCTCCACCGCCCCGCGTTTGATGGCGCTGTTGAGTTGGATGATTGCGCTACTGGCGCTTGCCCTATCAAATAATCAGACTAAACTATTGACAATGGCTGGCGTTGGTGGTAGTATGTTCCTATGACAGGGGACATCACCACCATCGCCACACCATTATCTAACTGGATGAGTCAAGCGGCTTGCCGTGGACTTGACACAGAACTGTTCTATCCCGAGGCTGGAGAGCCGACAGCAATGGCACGAGAAGTATGCGACTCGTGTCCTGTCTCTGTCCAATGCCTAGAACACGCCATCTCAAACCGTGAGCAATACGGCATTTGGGGTGGAACGAGCGTCAGGAAGCGACGCAATGGCTCTCAGGCTCTTGAGAATCTACGGAAGCGCATTGAGTATCTAGAGATTATGAAACTCAACCCTGAGAATCGTCGTTCTCGCCTACGAAAGCACAATAGTAAGAGTTAGCCTCTGATTCGTGCGTTGCAACGCAAGCAGAACTCCGCCCACGGGTAATAGCGTCTCATATTAGTGGGGTGCGAACAGTCAAGAATGTCAGTCACCTTGTCGTTTACGACATCTCTGATGAACTGAGCAAGGCTCTTTCCTTCTTTATTGGCTGCAAGTTTCCATCTTTCACGGTCACTTGGGTTTGCCCTTACGATGATCTGCGCGACAGCGGGGCCGTCGTCTTCGCTGATTCCTGAACTAATGGTCGTATCCATGGTCTCGGCTAGTTTGTCTACTACCGCTTGGATGTTGTTTTCATCACTCATAATGCGTCTGCCTCCTCCGCTGACTCTAGCGCAAATACCTCTATCGGCTGTGTAACTGCACTCTCACCCAAGAGTTGGGTAATCATTTCTTGTGAAATAACGCCAGATCGACCCATAACTTCCAAAAGACCACGTGCTTCTGCCTCTGGATTGAACGAATTGAGGGGCTTCGCTTCGCTTTCGCCAACAATTGTTGACTTGATCGTGTCTCTCTGGGTGACGTCCATCTGGATATTGAGGTTGTTTTGCTCCATGCCAAGAAGTTGTGAGCGTTGCTTCATGATGGACAACACTGTCTGAATCGCCTTCATATCTGGCTCAACCTGCACCTCAGTCCCGTCGTCGGTCTTGATCTTGCGGTGCTGAGTCATGGGCCAAAGTGCTGACTGGAGTGCGTCAAGGCGCTCAAGTTCAAGGCGAAGTACCTCAGGGTACGCCATAAGTGTTTCACGATTTAGTTTTTCTAGTTGACGCTGAATCGCTTTTTGTACTACACTTACGCTGACACCAAATCTCTTGGAAATGTCAGAAGCAGACATACCTGCCTGGCGCATCTTGAATATACGAGCATCTCTCTCGGCGAGAAACTCTCGCGTCATTACTTTTCCACCCTCACTCATGAGGTCACCTACCTTGATGGGCTCTTGAAACTCAAAGTCTCAAACGGGAACTTCTTCCCTCGCTTCATTTTTAATGGCCAATGTCGTTCGTCTCGTTCTCCACGGAAATGCTTGACGTCATATACATATTCTCCCACAGAAGTTGGGTCTTGCTGTAAAGATAGACCAAATTCTGGCCAGCGTGACCAAACGGCTGAACCAAAGGGTCGCAGATTACGGGACGTCTGGCTCTCCCCAAGCGGGGCGTGATGCTCTAGCCAGAGGGCACACCCATAGACGGTACGGATGGTGTCAAGGTATTTGACGACCTCAATGGCTACTGCCTCAGAAGTTCTATTGCCTGGGTCAATGAATGATTTGTACAAAGGACCCATGACGAGAAGTTCTGGCTTTGCGTCTTCAATGTAACTCTCAAGAAGAAGTCTGTCTGTAGCCGAAAGGAGGTTCAGACCATCTGGCTTAATGACGAGGCTGGCGAGGGACTTCTTGGCATATCCGTATGACATGGCAGCGCCGAAGATATCTCGCGATGACCGCCTAATGATTCTCTCTGGGTTTTCAAGGTCAACGGTCAGGGTGCGGATTGGTTGCATGCGTTGAAAAGTGAATGGCTGAACGCCAAGTGATGTCAAAATAGCGATTTGACGAGCAAGCATTGTCTTTCCAACGCCTTCTGCCGCAACAACAATCACTCTTTCTCGTTTTTCAAGGAGATTCGGGATTACCCAGTCATAAGAGTCATCAGATACCTCATTAACAAATGACTGCCACTCAACAAGGCGACCCGGGTTCGCGGGACTGTCGGCTCCGGCGGCGGAGATAAGGAGGTTCGCACGGTTGATGATCGCATTCGCCGACATGTTCTCCCTTGTGAGGAGGACACGAATCTTGTCTACGGCTTCTTCTGCCTTGGTCTTTGGGCGTTCATCAACCTGTTCCACAACTGTGGGCGGTGGCTCTACTGGTTCCTCAAACTCTGCATCAGGTGTTTCTTCAAGCGGGATACGGTCACTATCGTCTGGAACGAGTTGCTCCAAGTCCATAGTGTCTCCACCAGCCAGCAAGTAGTCGGTGATGTCCT